TTGCATCCAACTCAAATTCTTTAAACAACGACTCGTTTCTTTTTTTTATGTCTATCATAACTTTTCTCCATCCGACCAGCTTATTATCGGACTATTAGCAGAATTGACTAATTCCAACGCATAACCTAAAGCTATTGGAATATCTGGGTGAACTGAACTTTCTACCAGTTTCCCGTTCATTAAGGAATACGACGTACATTCTTGCAAAAGCATTTCTGCAAAGAATCTGTCGCTCTCCGTCTTGTAAGGTATCACAAATCTCTGATGTTCAAACGCTACAGCAATACGATTTATCAAATTTGTCTTACCAACAGTCTGACGCATCATATCTCTCATCTGTTCTTTCTTCGGATCGCGCGCTGCCGTCCAGAACAATTTGAGCGGGAGTTGCATCGAGTCGAGGTCTTTGCTGACCGCTTTGATGCTATTTTCTTCCAAACCAATCCAGTCGTGTCGTATAACCGAATTCCAACCAAATCGTATGTAGTCCAGTTGTTCGGATACAGAAAGACCGCGTTTTGTGTCTCCCCAAAGTAAGTAGAACTTGTCGTTGAGTTTACCCAGCGTGACAAACGCCGATTTATCCGCCGTAATCCTTTCCGAAAAGGCAAAGTCCACGCCGGCACACACTGTTTCATACTCTTGAACAAACTGACCATTTTTCTTCTCCCTCAATTCTTCCATCGATACTGTCGCATCAAAACAAGCTTTTACCCATTCCGACTTAATTACCGCAGATTCGTTGTCAACCGGATCATTTAAGAATTCTTGTTGAAACGCCATCGAACCTATTTCTTCTTTAATCTTAGCCAACTTTTCCTTCGTATACAAATACGGCATAAGAACATTCCCGTTTTCGTCAATAGCACGGTAAATCTTGCCTTTGTACTGTTTTATCTTCGATGCAAGTAAACTTTGAGTGTGAAGGATTGTTCCGATGAAAACTATTCTGCCAGTAACAGAAAGTGCCGGAATTACGATTTTGTTCAATTTATCGAAATCTTTCTGACGAAGTTCCGGATTTATGACTCTTTCATCAGATTCTATGTCGTCCAAACAAATAAGGCTAGGACGGAACGATTTATACTTGAAACCACGCAAGTTCTTCTCAAACGATATTGCTTCAACACGAATGTTATTTACGTCAATACAATCTTCTCTGTCCTTCCCATCTTCGTCTTTTGCCGTCTGTGGATCCAAATTACCATAAACGAACTTTATTCTATCATTTCTCTTAAAAGTGTCACGTAATGGTGTGATGAACTGAATAGACTTCGCATGATTCTGTGAACCGTAAACGATGTATTGCTCCAACCCGTTAACGATAACCCACGTCAAATACACTAATCCTAACGTGGAACTCTTAGCGTGACCTCTCGGGGCTGCCAATGCCACCGATTCATGTGAATGATACGCTGCATACAATTCCTTATGAAAATCTGGCACGGGCGTACAAATTACCTCTGGAAAGAAAAATTGACTAAATTCCGGGATATTCTCCGGAAATGAGAAAATATGACGTAATGTCTCCGGTTTCTTATCATCCGGAGTCGTTTTTAAGATTTCTACTAACTCTGCACTAGTTATCTTCATTCAGACTTTTTCTCCTCTAATGGCTTCTGACTCAATGTTTTCTTAATATGAGCCTCCACCGCAGCAACATCAATAGTCTTTGGACCTTCTCTATCCCGCTGTTTTATCTCCTCATACTTCAACTGCTGATTTATCGCATTATCCAAAAACTGATTATACTTATTCAATGTGTCCTGATACTGTGCCAACACCGTTTTGACCTTCTCATCCCCTTCACTCGTCTTAAACGTAGCTGGTTCCTTCTCAATCGAACGCACAATATTTTGCATTTTCTCCTTCAAATCACGCATATCACGCATATTATCGGCTCTTTCCGATAAAAGACCATTCATACTCGTAACTTGCTTAGTAAACCAACCCATCTCACGGATACGTTCCTTACAAATACCTTCTCGATGCTCACTCGCAATTATTACCTTTTCATCACTTTCTGGCATTTCTTTCACAACTTTCTCCCAAGGAGTCAACACATGAGTCCTTTTTACCGTCCGCTCATCACCAATGCCATAAGGACAATAATCAGTCCCACGATGAGGGCACCGTACACAACCATACTTCTTAATAAAAATCGTGTCGATTTTGTTGAACCTAGAAAAATTGTCCTCATCTTCAATCGGTAAACCCATATAAGCCAACGCTCCCTTATAAAAATAATTAACCGCCATACGAAAGTCTCCACCCTGTTGATGAAAACTATACTTCGGCTTTTCTCTCTCATCCATCCTACTTTACTTTATCCAACAAATAACGCATTAACGCATTATAACTCAAAGGACCTTGTAACTTACTCCCTAACTTCTCCCTTAACTCATTCAACTCATTCTTTATCACAACACTAACCGGAATCACCGAATGACGGCTTTTCTTATCTTCACTCATTTTCTTTCTTCTCCCACTAAAAAATACTCAGTTTATTGACATGAGCTGGTCACAACTATTGAAAACTAACTATTCTGAAAAAATAACAAGACGCCTTTTTGTTTACATTTTGCGTGTAGGTTTTTTGCTGTATGCGTCTTTATCTATTCTCTTACCTATACTTATTTATATATCTATCGGTTTGTTAACACTCAAGAGAAACTCAAAAAATTTATTTCCGGCGAAAAAGAGCCCGGGGACCCGTGACTCCTAAAAAATAACTCGTGACTGACTCTCCCTGCTAAAAACTGATTCGTAACTGACTCTCCCACCCAAGAAGTTAAAAGAAAAGAATGCTTATTTCGAAACTTTATACTTTTGTCGACGAGATGATGCGACTACTTGATGCAGTGCAATATATTGTTTAGTATATACATCAGCACGACACATACTGCATATAGCGAGGAGAACATACTGTGTGATGCACACTACTGCATGATATTGCATAATATTGCACATATATGCGCATAATGATACACACAATACGCAAACACTCAATAACTACTGGCTCATGTGCTAACATTCGCCCTTATTAGTTATCAACAACTATTCGTAAACGCAAACAACTATTAACAACTAACAACTAGCCAGTTCTACCACTGATTTGTTATTTTTTCCCCGTGCTCCCTAGTTATTAAAGTATATATACATATTATACTTTAATCACTGGGTTACCTAGCTCTTACCTAGCTCTTACCTAACCTAGCTCTTACCTAGCCTACAGACTAAGCTTAAGTTATAACTTGACATACAACACGACATTAAACATGAGATAAAACATAAGTTAAGGTTTAGCGTTAAGGAATGAATTTATTGATTTAAGGGTGTTTTGGGCATGAAAAAAGTATAAAAAAAAGTGATTTGTGCGTAAAAAAGGGCTAAAAAAGACCTATTTTTCGGGTCTGTTTTGGGTGTGTTTATGGTTTGTTGTTGTGTGGTTAAAATAAGGTTGTTTTCTTAAGGCTGTGGCGAGGAGAAAAAGACACGCTCACACATAAAAAATAGTAGGCACTGGGTCTTTTGTCTTGTGTCCAGTGCTATTTATTTTAAGGTTTATTTAGTGCCTAAATGTATTGATATTAAGGGATAATGGCGACAAGTGGCTTAATAACATACGAATATGTACTTATGTTTCACAAGGTTTATATATACAACGTGTCTTTAAGGGTGTATCAGTGGCACAGTAGCCACGGGAGAACATGACAATATGAAACAAACGACACAAACAACAAAAGACGCAATCGATTTATTAATAAGTGCTGAAGGGCATTATAACAACGCCTTATTTTATCGAGAGCAACACCAAGCCTTAAAAATGGGTGTTAAAAACGCATGGTCTGATTATGCTTTACGTATGGGCGACGAGGCAACAACACAAGCTTTATTTTTATTATTTAGAGGTGCTTAAAATGTCAATAGTAGAAAAAAGCGACAAACCCCAATGTGAGTTTATTAACTGTAAAACGTGCGGGGATAGAATAAACGCCTTGTTTAATGAGATTGCTGACGATTTTTTAAGTGATTTTATTATTGAACAAGTACAAAAAAAGCTTAATGAGTATAACGCCGAAAAGCTAAAAATAAAGGCTAAACTCACACAAACGCCAAATAAGGCTTAAATTAAGCGATTTAAAGCATAATTATTTTAGGGTGGCTTTGCTACCCTTTACTTAAATTAATTAAAAAAAGGGCTTAAATAAGCCCTTGGAGTATATGAGAACATGAAAACAAACGAAAAACTAAATTTAAATAACTATTGGGCTTTAAGTGAACTAATAGCCAAACAAAACCCTGATAAAATCTTAAAAAGTAGTGAGGCGGGCTTAAGTTCAGAACTTAAGCAAGTAGTAAAGCGTATTAATGACGTTTACAACTCTTTAAGGTATTTAGACACAGCCAATTTAGATAAGGGGCACGTCTTTTTTAATAATCTCAGAATGTCAATACTTGATTTTATGAGAGATAACGGCTATATATTAGCACGTAAACCAAACGGAAACGGCTACTTTAAACGAGGGGTGCGAAAATGATTCGAGACCATGACCTTTTAATAAGTTGCATGAATGAACTTAAAGCAAACGGCTTTAAGGTTTACATAGTAGGCGACATAAACAAAACTACTTATTTTCACTTTGTAAAGGATAATAAGATAGGCTATTGTCAAATTGAGTATTTCGGGGGTTTGGCGTTTTCTTCGTGCCATATTGCCAATATTGAGAGCGGAACAGGTTTCCGAATAAGTTTTACTAATGGCGGATATACTGAGGGCGTTTATACTGATTTTCTAAAATGGGCTAATGAGACCATAAACACAGTTAAACCAAATTGGTTTAAAGGAAAAGCACCACTTAAATATAAATCATGGGAACACTATTTAAGTTTTGAACGTAACCAAATTTTAACATATACTGAGGTGATTTAATGAGATTAAACAAAGATGAACATAATAAACGCAACAGCTGTTTATTAAAAAGTAAATTGTGGTTTGGTAACGATAACCTTAATTTAATCTTTAAAGATTATGACTTTTATTTAGACGAAAACACTTATTTAATTTACGTTTACGAAAAGGTGACAATATGACGTATAAAATTACTAATTTATTAACCAAACAAGTTAATTTTTGCACAGATGAGGAATATAAAAGTATAAATTGGGCTTTTAGTTTATGCAAGTGCGAAAAGGTGACACTATGAAAACAAAACACTTTAAGTTTTTTCATGAATTTTTAAAAGAATGTGCAAAAGCAAGAAAAGAAAATAAAACGTATTGGGTAAATTATCAAGACGGAAAATATATTTTAAATGTCGTTTGTTGATTAAGGGGAATATTTCCCCTCTCTTAATGTAGCTTAACGAATGTTAAACGGTTATAAGCCCGTGTAAATACAGAATAGGAGCAAATGACAACATGAATAAAAATAAACTATTAAGTCTTTTTGGTAATGCTAAAAAGATAAAACAAGAACTATTTATTTATAACAGCGACGAAACTATAAAAAAGCAATTCGCCGAAAATATCGCCAAAAGTAACAACTTAAATTTAATTGACGTATTAAACCAAATTCAAGAAACAGATAAACATTTTATCTTTCATAATCTAGTAGTTTTTAAAAATAAATGCAATAAAATAAACTATTTAGATAAAATACCGCATGACGTTAAAACCTGCCCATCATTAATAAAAGCTTATGGCGATAATTGGTTTAAGACTGATGTCGCACTTTATACACTAGAAAACTAAAAAGGGGAAATATGGCACGAATTAAAGCAAAGGACAAAAACGGCATAAGCTACGAATTAAACTTTAATTCACTTGAGGAGGCTAAACATTTTAACCCCTCTTTTAGTGATTTTGAATATATTTTATAAGGTGAAAACATGAAAACAACAACAAAACTTTTTATAAAAATAGCATTATTAATTTTAATTGCGTTTGCTTTAGGCTACGCTGTACACAGCTTTTATTTTAAGCCTGAGATGTGCTTATTGCCACACGCAAAATTAAGCGTTTATGGTTACTATTTTGTTTAAGGTGGAACAATGCAACAACAACAAAATATTAATTTAAATCAGATAATAGATGCCCATAAAAAAGGTTTTAATGTTTGCGTAATTGTAAACGGCGAATATTACGATTTAATTATTTGAAAAGGTGACTAAATGAAAAACAAAAAAGAAAAAAACGAAACTGATGAAATTCAGCAGTACCGACGAATTTCCGAGGCACTTGGCGAGATAAAAGCCATGAAAAAACAACTGTTGGAAATAGAAAGAAAGCACAAAGAACAAGTTGAAGTAGTTAAAGAATTAGTTAAATACGTTAATCAATCACAACTACAAACAGATACAACAAACGTGAATTATGATTATGAGTAAGGGGTATCTTTATTTTGATACCTTAAAATCCTATTAATTGACGGCTCGGAAAGACGAGTGGAGAAAACGAAAACATGAAAACGAAAAAATACAAAGACCACATAGTTTTACTTTTAGATAGTGGCGAGTTACAAGCAGTTTTAATCACAGCACACGAATTGCACGAACACGCATTTAAAGAAATGGGTGACGAAAATACCGACGAAAGTGACGCATTATGCGATTACGTTGAAAGTAATTTGGAAACAAATAGTGCTATTGGTTGGACTGATTTAGATTTGAGTACAGACAAAGTGAGATTAAAGGCTTTAGCGTCTGCAATTAATTTGCAAACACTAATCGCGCAGGTGAATTAAAATGGGAACGGAAATAAAAATAATAGCATTTCAGAATGAAGGCAAAAAGAAAAAGTGGGATGAATTCAAAGTTAAGTTTGGAGAGAAGTTCCAAATAGATTGTGATGAAACAACTTGGATTGAATGTTCTTGTCACCATTGTAGTTATTCATACGCCGACTTAGACGTAATATCTAAAGATTTCGAGGAATTCAAAGGTAGCGGTATCGAGTTAAATTTGTATTATTTAGAGCAAGACCCAGACCAAACGAGGAACTTATGAGCGAGATAACTGTATCGGAATGTTTCGACGATAAAGGTAACAAAGGTTATCGTATGGACTACATTAATGGAGAATGGAAAACAACAGAAATAAGTAAATATCATTATGATTTATTTCGACGTTCTGACGGCGAGAAGAAATACAAAATATTTCAAAAATTATTTACAAGTAAGAAACAGAAATGGAGTTGAGAATATGCAAGAACCACACGACGAGGAAGACTCACGAGCAAAATACTGGACGTGGATTGATGCAAACGAAGATAAGATTTTATCGGCATGGCACGAATCAGAAAAGTGTTGGGAGTATGCAGTCAGTAATTGTAGTCAAGACGGCGTATATGCTGACGACATTGATGCAGTAATAGATTGGATTGAAAGCCACGTTAAATTAAAGCACGTGCCAGATGACTTCGTGGAATCGATGTACGAACAAAGTTTTGAAGTTGATGAAGATTATTTATACGAACAGAGCGTGAACAAATGAAGACTAAAGATTACGATAAAAAACTAAAAATACTTTACAACATTATAGTTAAAATTGCAAGAGATGAAGACTTATACGTGTTTGAAGTATTAAATAATTTAGATGTAATTAACAATCAAATGCGCGGAGAGAAGATAAAATGAATAAACAAATAAAAGTTAAGAAATTGGTTTCACTTAACCCGACTAAATTTAAGACTATTAATTTAGCAACAGCCTCAACGAATTACGCAATCTATTTACTAAATTGTATTGCCGAGGCACCAAGTGAAGATGACATTGAATTTAAGACCTTTATTGGTTGGTTGGAGACTGAAATATGAGTAAATCACCAGAAGAAATAATGAATAAATACAAAGGTGGTGGCACAACTAAACTAGAATACTCACCGCCAGAAAGCAAGGGGTATTTAGTAAGAAGTGTTGCAATAACCTTACTTTTGACGGCATGGGCTAAGTTAATATTTTGGACAATGTTAAGCATAGTTGTATTGCATTACGCAATAAAATACTGGTGAATAAAATGGCATACGTATATGTTAAATGTAAAGGCAAAGCACACGCTAAAATAATTGATGCTTTGAATGATATTGATGGCGAAGAAGGACTTGAGTGTTATATCTCTTGTCACGGAAAAGATGATTTTATAGAAAGTGTAGGCGAACAAATGGTGAAGGAAAAATGAATAAATGTGTAGAGTGTGGAACTCATTTCGGAGAGGAAGATTTAGAAGGACTTTGTTATTATTGTTGTGAGAATGTGAAAAGGTGAATAAAATGGTAGCAAGATGTAAAGAATGTAATAAGGCAGGACGAGTAGGAGAGAACACTGGAGAATGTCTTGAATGTTTAGACTGGAAAATGGGAGAGATGAGAAAATGAATAGAGAAGAAAAATACAGAGCAATCATGGTACAATTTGACAAAGGAGTAGAACGAGGACAAGAACTACTCAACAGCAACAGGAGTATGCCGATAATAGAAGCTATTGGTTTCTATTTAGCAATCAAAAGTGGTAGCGTGTCGGCGTTGAACATTACTCGTGAAAATCACGCTGAATTGCACGACTTACTGACAGAATTATTCGAAGAAACTTGTGTAGTGGGGGCTATTGACATTGGACAAAACAACTAAACAAAAAGACCTATTATACTTGTTCAGTAAGTTGGGTGAAATAGTAATTATTGCCGAAACTATGCACAAGTATACAGGGGATAAAGATTTTGACCACGTAAAAAATGTCGTCGAGTCGGCTCAAGCAAGTGTGCAACATTTACTAAATCAATAGATATATAAATAAGTGTTCGCAGTAGGAGTGTTGAAAATATGAATCTCGACGAAACGAAACAAAAATATCAAACATTAATTACTAATCGTGTACTCGTTGAATTCAAAGAATTCATGCCCGACATCGATTATGTATTTGTAATTCCATTCATTTGGAAACAGATAGATAAAACGTACGATGAAGGGAAAAGACAATTAACTGGACGTGCCAGACTTAATTGGTACATAAATTTTTACAGTTATTTCCACGAAGATACTTCATTCAAGAAAATGGAATTTAAGATGGAGTATTGGGTGAGAAAGAACCAATTAGTAACTGTTAGTTTTAGCGGATACGGTTTTTATCAACAAGTAGAATCATGTATTCAAAAAGAACTACATTTAGCTGGAGAACGTGACGGTATACAAGTTACTATGAGACGTAAAAGTTCAAAGAAAAATAAAAATGTTGCGAGTACGTTTTGGACAATTAAAGAATTAAAATTAGTAAAATACGAGGATTACCCTCAAGAAGTAAAAGACTCAGGGGTGAGACAGAAAGATGGAAACATTTGAAATCAATGAATACTACATAATTAATTGTAGATTAAAGAATGCTAATTATGGCAAAATATACACTTGTCAAGTTGTTGGTTTAGATGATACACACATTTCAATAATTGATGCCGTTGGAGATAAAATAATCATTCCTCGTATTAATATTGACGGTGAGTGTAAAGTTATAACTAAAGAGAAATTTGAAAGTGAACAAGATAAAATAAGAACAAAAAGAAAGCCAAAGGAAGATGAATATAAATCGTATTATCAACCGTAGGTGGAGAACAATATGAGTGAAGAAGACAAATATGAATGCACGATGTGTGACAAAAAGATAAATAAGAAAATAGGAGACCAAGCAATATGTAATAATTGCCAAACTAATTGCGAGTTTAGATGTAGAATTTGCAACTGGGTATTTGGTACAGTACAACGAAGACAATTAGCGAACCACATTACTTGTCCTAAATGTCATAGCGGAGAAATACGAATAAACAGAACGGGTGGGGCGTATGACTGAAGAACTAACAACAAAGGAATCAATACGTCTAGGTCAAGCTATGAATATAGTTGGTCAAGCGTACGCTAACGACCCTAAATGCGACTTTAGTGATGACTTATATTTAGACCCATTCAAGAAAGAAGTCTTAAATTTATACAAAATATTGACTGAAATTGAAGGGGAAATAGTGACAAAGAAAAATGAAAAGAAACCAATGGTGTTTCCAAAGAAGGTATAAAACATGAGATTACAAGTAAGAGAATTTGAAAGCAAAGGAAAGAAATATACTAATTATTTAGTAAAGAAGTTAGATGCAGAAGGTAACGGATTAATTGCAAATACAGTATTTAGTGTTGTGTTGGCTTTTGATGTTAGAGTACAACGAACGCCTTATACTGATAAAAAGACCGGCGTACAAAAGACAATCATTAACGTTATTGCAACAGGTAAAGCGAATTGTGATATAGAGAACGTTACTTACAACGAGTATGGTAGTGCAACATTTGTACTGCCGGAAAAGTTAGAAACAACGTTTGCAACAGCGAGAAAAGGAGATACCGTCTTTATGGCGTTGAAGACATTTGAAGCAGTAGACAAGGATACGAATAAACCAGTTAAACGTATGGTTTGGGTTGGCTCAGTAAACCAACAGCTTGATCTAAATTCAAGGGCAGGGGGTAGTAAATTTCCAGTACAAGCAAAACCTATTGTTTCGACGGCTAGTCCAAACGAGTGGGCGGACGACGTTAAGAATGTAATTAAGTTTTGTTTGAGCGATAAAGAATCATTTAAAGAAAGCTTTTATGTGGATAACCAAAAAGTTAAACCACAAGCGTTTATTGACTGGATGAAAAGCAACGAGGAAGTCACTAGTAAATTAGATGACGGACAATTAATAACACTCTACTGGGAAATAGTGGAGATGATTAAGTAAAACTCAAGAGAAAGGTTTGAGTCACCTCTTTCTCCAATCGATGAAAGAGCGTTGTGGGAATGTTTACCAATTACGTCCTAACTCACGACTGTACGTTAAGCAGTCACTTTTTATGGAGAGACGATATGTTCAAATATGCAGGAAACGGAAGATATGTTTATGATGGAAGTAGGCGCGCTGATAACTCACACGATAGAACAGTGCAATTAGTGAAGTATAAACAGAACGTCTTAGGTGGAAGAAAATACGACAGAGCTTACATCAATGTAGGTTCAATTCAATGTGCAGTTCCTTACGAATTGCTCGGTAAAAGGATACAAATAGTCTTAGAGGTAGTTTAATGAAATTTCCTGCACCAAAACCACCAGAAGTATTCAAGAACAAGATACTCATAGCAAAGAAAGCCATGCACCAAGGAGCCATGTTTGGTCACATCAGTAACGGTGGAGGGGAGATTGATTTAGGTAACGGTTACGGCCTTCAATTTGTCCGTGACGGTTCCCCATTCGTTAAATTACAATTATTCAAGTATGGTATTGATGCAAGGGTTGAGACACAAGGATGGACTAAATCCAAAGTCATCATTGAGAAAGCACCAGAGCCAGAAGCACCAGAGGAAGTGGAAGTCAAAATAGACGTAGCACAAAGGAGTTTAATATGAGACCTGAACCTGAAATAAAAGAAGGATTGGAAACATATATTCTGGCTAAAGAAAGATATTTAGAGCAGTTAAGAGAACATCCTGACGAATATTTGTGCAAAAGAATAGCTCATTGTAACGACATGATTATGATATTAAAGTGGGTGTTAACAGAAGAATAAAAATAAATCAGAGGTGATTTATGTTAGAAGAAAATATGTTTTGGAATTTCAAAGTATGGCAAGCGTTTTCACGTAAACTATACGAAGATTGTATTACATCAGAAAACTTAGACAATGACGGCATAGTTGAATTCTATGAATCAGTCTTTTACGTTAAAGATGGTAAATCCATTGAACAATCCCTTATGCCAGTATCTTACAGAAACATCGTTAAGTTATCCAAAGGTCAAGATAAGTACATACTCCCTGCTGAATTTGCAGACAGACTTCCTATTAAAGTGACGGCGACAGCTCCATACCAATTAAAGAAGTCTGATAAGCGTATCTGGAAGTTAATAGTTAAGTTTGAAGATATGTCCATATCACCATTAAAGACACAGTCATTCAAAGAGTTCATTGACAACTGGAACCCAGTTGATCACAGCAATCCTGAATACTGGCGATTGCTTAAACTAATAGCTATTGCTTGCAAATGGAAAGGAGTCAAGTGTGGTTTATGCAGTGAGCCGGAAGGTGGTAAAACTAGTAACTATTCAATCATGGGATTCATTAGTGGTGATGTTGGCCGTATAACTAACCCGACCATAGCTAAGTTTGAATCTATGATGTTCTTCAACAGAGTAGTATTACCTGACGAAGTACCTAACTGGGAAACTAAGACTATACGTGACTTGGAATCCCTGATGATTGCTATTGCTGACGGCTCAGTCGAATACAATAAACACTCTAAGAGTCAGAACAAATTAATGGAGAAAATGGATGCTGGAAACTTATCCATTCCATTCGGTTACAATAGGCCAGAGGACATGAAGAACGGAGAGAAGTTCTTCGACGAAGCCTGGAACAATCCTGGGGCAATTAGAAGCAGATACCCCCAGATGCTATTCAAGGGCGTGGTCACTAGTAAAATGGCTAATTTAAGCGATAGTGAAGCTAAGAAGATAATGGAAAAGAACTTCGCTAAGATGGCCAGTATTGCTAAGAATTACACTTATTTCACGAAACATTTAGATCAAGAGATGCACGGGTATAATAGAACCATTATTAAACATTTATCGGGAAGACATTTGGCTAATTTACAAGGAGTCATAGATGCCATTGATGCTTATAGTGAGAACGAAATGGAGTTTTTTGAGATATGTTCCTTAATCAATACGTGCTTACACGATTACAAAGTCATGGTCAAAGCTTGGAAAAGCGGACAAGAAGAACCAGTTCAAAAGACTGCGTTTGACAAATACAGTACAGGGAGGTAAAACAAAATGAGTGAATTATTCATAGCAAAAGTAAAGAAGTTAGAACAAAAGACAACAAAAGAAGGAGCAAACGACTCCGATACAGTGTATCGAGTTACTGCCGAAAGTGACGACGGGTCAGGAATCACTTTGACATTGAAACGACGTGAAATGCCTTTTGATTTCAAAGTACGTGGTAATGTAGAAGTACACATAAAAGAAATTAAGGAGAATTAACTCTCTCATAATTTTTGAGGTGATATATGGCAAAAACTAAAAAAGAAAGACCTTATCCGGATAAAATTATAATAAAAGGAGCATTACGTAGAGTTATGGCTCGCAGTCCAATCATTAGATTTGTTCTGGATAGAGCAGTTCATCCGTATAAGAAAGGTGTTCGTGGTGGCAAACAATATATTTGTAGATGTTGTAAGGAAGCTTTTCCTGCAAACAGGGTGGCGGTTGACCATATAGAGCCAGTTGTACCAACTAATAGGTCATTGGAAAGCATGGATTACAATGAACTCGTTAGTAGAATATTTTGTTTGGCCAATAACTTACAAGTAATTTGCGATGTTTGTCATAAGACCAAAACTAAAGCAGAAATGGAACTAAGAAAACAAGAAAGATTAACAAGAAAAGACGTAAAGGAAATACTAGCTGATGTGAAGGATGAATTCGGATGATTGACGAAATAATAGAGTTGCTGATATTGTTTGTAGTATGTATGGCTATTGGATTGACAATGTTGATATTCATTTATTCCATATTGGAGTTGATTATATGAATTTTCCACCAGTTAACAAAATACCAATCCAGTTACGCAATCCAGCCTTTCGTTTCATCAAAGTAAGAAAAGGTGACAAGAGGCCGTTAGAAGCCCATTGGACTACTGAATTGAATTACCCGTACGATGCTCCTGAGTTGCAGAATTGGTTAAATGAAGGTGGTAATTACGGCGTATTGGGGGGGTATGGTAATTTAGTCATAGTTGATTTTGACGATTTGGCGGCTCAGAAAGCTATAGGGGAAGTACCGGACACATTCGTGGTTAAGTCTGGTGGCAGAGGAGCACCCCATCTGTACTTCATACTGGACAAACCGATCGCCAAGTATCCTATTAAGGATTCACACGGCAGAACATTGATTGACGTTCAAGGTATGGGGGCACAAGTAGTTGGTCCTAATTCAAAATTAGTTACTGGTGGTAAGTATGAAGTGGCGAGTCAATTCCCTATAGCGACTATTACCGAAGCCGAGTTGGCTAAGTTGTTATTGCCAGTTAGTGTTACGATACAACACGCACCGGAGATTAAGCCAAAGAAGATGGCTTTTCCAGTGATTGCTAAAGAAGATAGTGAAGTAACGCGCATCAAGGCACAAGTAAGAATATCAGAAGTACTAAGTACTTTCGGAATAGATGTACGACATAGACCTTGTATGTGTCCATTAGGACATCCGTCACAAGGCGGTAAATGTTTCTCTTACGATAACTCACTAGGATTAGGTCACTGTTTCAACTGCGGTTGGGGTGGAGACACAATCAAGTTAGTTATGGATAAGAAAAGTATGACTTTTCCTGAAGCGTTACAATGGATAAAGAAAGAGTTTGGAATAAACGGAGATGTTAAATGAAACCTAGTACACAAAACACTATGTTGTTAGGATTCCTTGATGAAAAAGGATACCACACATATATAGTACCATTAAGAGATTTTCACTTTTACTTCAAAGGAGAACAAGTCAACTTATTTTTAGAATTAGTCAACGATGCAGTAAAAGATATAGTGAAATGTAAACCCACTAATTTCATGTTAACTGTATCTGATGATCCGTACATGACGTGGGTAGGAGACTGGAATCATCTGGGTTGCAGCAGATTCAATTTTACTATGAACAACAGTTCGCCCCAAATCATTGAAAACAAATTACAAGTAGTTTGTCATAAATCTGATTTTAACCAAGATATAGTTTTAGCTGAAAGATTCAACACTTGGCAAGACCAGAAACCTAAATTAAGATTGAATGAAGATATGACTTCAGTAATGGAGTCCTACGTGTTTACTGGAACTTTAGACGAACCAATATTGTTTTTGAAAACTAATGTTTGTATGAATATGCACGCAACTGTGATGAATCTGTACGGGTTACCTCACACTAAAGATGTTGCTTTTGTTGCAAAAAAACAGACTGAAAAACAGATGATTAAGAATCACTTTGATGGAAATTACGTGTTACAAGAAGATTACACGTTGGAGTTGACTAAAAATGCACGTTAAATTACTAAACTATTCCACGCCGCGTGGACACGAAGAATTCATAGAAAGAGCGCAACAAATAAAGATGTTTCACGAAGGACCACTCCGGTCTGGTTTCGTTAGACCTATGTTGAGTGAGTGGCGAGTATTTGACTTTAGGGTACCTGAAGATAAAGTCCCTGAATTTGCAAAACTTGTCGGTCTGGTTCATTGGTCTATTGATGGAGATATGTGTAGAGAAAACATAACTAGCAACGGTAAAATATTAAGGTTGTTATTGAAAACAATACGTTTCTTTGCAAGAATGGGGACAATTAAACCAGTCGGAACAGAAACGATGAAAAATCATAATTGGCGATACACGTTCTTAGTGGGAACGATAAAGGATCCAAAACAGAACACTATTGTTAATAACATCGAGAGGGAAGTGTTATGAAGAAGTCAAAAACAGATAAAATAAAAGCAGATATGTTGCAAGCATTTGACGAAATTCAAATGCCACGTACACCATACGTATTAGAAAATATGGTGGTCAATTCAAGGTTCACTGAAGAACAACAATATGCACAATGTGTATTAGAATTATCTATTGCTTACGATAATCTACGTTTAGCTAAGATTAATGTTGAACGTAAAGAACGTAAACTAGCTAAGATTAAAGGCAGTACACGAGATGCTCAACTGGATAGAGAAGAAATAGAAATAGAAATGGAACAAACACGACGTGCTATGCTTGGTGCAGAAAGAGAGTTTGAATATCTATTCAAGAAATGGCAATCGTACAAAAAGAAATATACGCGAGAAGATTTAAACAAAGCACAAGAGACAGAGTATAGAATTAGGCTGGAAACACAAGCTCAACAAGACCTTAACGCTACTGGTAAGATTAGTCAAAGCAACCAAGAAGGACTAAGGCAGATTGGTATAGAATTAACTCCTCAATTACCAGTCGGTGAAGCAGTACAACGAAGATACTTGGAGCAAGGTAATGTAAAGATATTCAGAGCTATGTGTACTGAGAAGATACCTGGTAAAGATTACAAGAATCCCTTTGAAGGAATACAGATACCTGCTGGAGTACAGATTAGCGAAGACATATACTGTTGTGTTGGCAAACCAATAGCTGATGCTTATAACGATATCGTACAACACGCATTAACATATCCGGCCGGAAAACCAGATTTTCTATTCATATTAGAAGATGATACTTATCCAAAACCTGATGTTTTACAAAGACTTTATGCTCTTATGAGTAATGAACGAAACAAACGTCAGAGTCACTTGGAGAAGTTACCTATCGTTGGTGGTTGGTATCCTAAGAGACAGAAGTTTAGAGAAGGTGCTCACATTGAAGTAATTGGTGGAGTAAGAACATTCATGCCGGATGATGGTACAGTCAGAGAAGCTTATACTATTTGTCAAGGTTGTATTCTAATTCCAATGACTGTGTTCTTAGATATACCATTCCCTTGGTTTATGACTACTAGAGACTTGAGCCAAGATAGTTTCTTCTCACAGTTAGCTAGAGAAGCTGGATACAAGTTATTAGTTGATACGAGTATTAAATGCAAGCATATAGACAGAGTGACCAAGAAGGTGTACCAATGAAAGTCTGTATTTACGAAACTGAATTATATCCAATTCTAATTATAGATAATCAAGATATGTATGTAGAAGATATAGAGATAAGTGAAGAATTTAGAGCAAAGTACAATGATGTAATGAAAAAATTTCAAGAACTACAAAAAGAATTACACATGATGAACTATAAACAGGAAGATGATTCTTACTTCCATTGTTTAAGAGGTATTTGAATGAAAATACTATTCTTTAATTGGTGGAGAAAGAAATATCAATCTAAAGGAATTAAGAACGATATTATAATTTTTGAATTTAGACTAATCTTCAAGAGAACTAAGTTTGAATTGGATTTGACAGTATTAAACTTAGCAGTATGGGTGATTTGAATGATGTGTACAGGATGTTATAAAGACTACAGTGAATGTACTTGCGAACAAGATGCGGTGTTATTTATTTTTAAATTATTATTAATTACAGCAACATTTACAGTTGTTATGTTGTTGTGGGTGTGGTTAAAATGACAGTAAAACCATTAAGCGAGGAGGATTTTTACTTCGAATATTGTGGAAGTACTTGTGAGGATGTTCCTTATGTAAAACAATTTAACGATTATGACTTTGACCAACCAGAACCCGAATATGTGAAAATAGATAGACTAAAAGAATTATTTGCTGAGTTGGAAAGAAGATTTACGACACAACGATGGATAATAGATAAAGATGGTAAACTGAGTGAAGAAAAGAGAATGAGCAGACGTTGGAAAGATATTGAAGAACTATTTGGACCGTTGGTGAGAAAATGAAACTAAAAAGAATAAGAAGCGCAACTCCTTTTTGTGATTATTGCGGAACTAGAACAAAAAGACATTATGTAAACCACAAAGTTCCAGAATATTTTTGTAGAAAAAGTAAATTGATTTGTCCAAACTGCGGTTCAGAATATGAGGATAAAGATGAGTAAGCCTTTATTCAGCATTTGTGTTATCACAAAGAACGAAGCTAAAACACTTCCAAGACTGATTCAATCATTAAAAGAGTTCCAAGAACGAGGTGGAGAAATTGTTGTTGTTGACACTGGTAGTACTGATGATACTGTGGCTATTGCTACGAAGGCTGGATGTAAAGTCGAAGCAGTCGGTGATAAATTCATTACAATACTCGATGCCGAGACCGCAGATAAAATCAACAAAAGATTCGTGGTCGATTCCGAGAATGAAGTAGTATCGGCTGGTAAGAAGTTCTTTGACTTCTCAGCAGCTAGAAACTATTGTGCAACATTAGCTAGTAATGATATGATTAGTTGTGCTGATGCTGACGAAATGTTTACTAAATTAAACATTGATGAATTGAATATGTTGATTCTGGCAGGATGTGAACAATTCGAGTACAACTTCGTTTATGCTCACGACGAATACGGAAAGGAAGCTATCAAGTTTATTCAAAGCAAGTTTTATGATAGACGTAAGTGTAAGTGGGTAAATAGAGTTCACGAAGTGTTGTCTGGAGATGCAAAACGTCAGTTGTTGGATGAATCAACTATTAAGTTAGAACATCACCAACAACCAGCTGAACATCGTGGCAATTACTTATCAGGTCTAGCATACGATTGTTATCTAAACCCCGGAAACGACCGAAATTTGCATTATTTTGCCAGAGAGCTAATGTACTGCGGTAGACCAAAAAGTGCATTAAAAGCCTTTAATGACCATATAGCGATGAACGGATGGCCTGCTGAGAAAGCTCAGAGCTACATCTTTAGAGGTGATTGTTTCGGTATGCTCAATATGCCTGAGTCACAAGTGGAATCTTACAACAACGCTATCTTTGTAGACCCAACAAGAAGGGAAGCTTTCATCAAATTGGCCAGATTCTACAAAGCTAACAACAAACCAGCAGCTTGTGCAGCGTATGCAGCAGCAGCTATGGAAATACCTTTAATGCCATTCTACGCTAATGATATGGCTCATTATACGCATGAACCACACGCTTTGATGTATTGGGCCAAAGGTTGGCTAGGTGATATAGAAAGTGCTAAAAAACACCTTCTAATTGCGTTAGAATATCAACCAAAGAACAAAGACTATTTGAGGGATTTAGAATACTATTTTCCCTGGGCGAAAAAATGATACAAACAAACTGTTATGACTTAGATGAGGAAGGTATATCCCTTCTTTGTCACAATGCTAAAATAAAAAGAAAGTGTCCTAATTGTGGATTTAATCATCTGCATTATGATGCAGCTTTAGAATCACCTTATTGTGAAAATTGTCATAGTGATTGGAGTGCAAAATGACGCTAACTAAAAAAGATATACTAGAAAACTGGGTTCAAACCGGAACAGATAAAGAAGGATTTCCCATATACGGAAGGAAAATAAAACTTGTTGAATGTTCTCTCATCGCCGACGAGTTGGATTATATAGTTACTTGTTCTCCAAATATAGAGGATATGGATGAAAGATTAACAGAATTAATAAAAACCTTGCGTGGTGGAAAATGACGGAACAACAGAACGAATGGGTTGAAGATAAAGAATATACACACTCTAATAAACATATTCGTTTTTATTCAAAAAAACATGGAGAAGGATATGTTTTTTCTAAAGATTTACATGACCAAATCCGACGAAATGCCGTTAATGAGTTTTTGAATAGGAATTATGAGAATATGATTGGATTAAAAAAACTTGAAGCAAAGAAAGAGTTGCTTGATGATTTTAAACAATGGTTAAACGAATTATCTATCAAACAAACTGATATTTTAGCTCAAATATATTTAGAAAAAGATTTCATCCCCCATTATGATAAATTATTAGCAAAATACTTAGAACAAAGAACCAAGACGCTCAAGGGAAAAAATGAGATTTAAATTAAATAAAAAATATTCATTACAAATAGGTAAAAGTTCCATTTATTTTTCAGATTGGTTTTTCATATTTTATCATTTGGATATGTATTTATTTTTCAGAAAAATATTAGGACATAAGTCTTGTAAAGAACATGGTTTTATAAATCAATCTTGGATAAATGGCAAATGTAAATTGTGTGGTGAAAAATGAACAAGAAAGAAAGACGAGAAATTGCTTTTGACCTAGAACATTGTTGGTATTATAAGCCGATAAACGAGGAAGATAAAGCACGTATTCAAAAATTATTTGAAAAAACTATTGAGAGGTTGTATAAATGATAATACCAACTAATGCAAGTAATTTAGGAAATACTAAAGTGTATACTGAATCAACTGTAAGAGAATTAATACAACAAGAACGTTCTCTCATCGCCGACGAGTTAACTAAGTGTATGAATGAAATTGCTTATGGTAATACAGCGAAAGGATTAGATGGGATTGTAAAAATGATAAAAACTTTGCGTGGTGAAAAATGACTGGACCAACAGTAGACATTATCATACCACATTTAGGTAGACCTGAAGGACTTAAACGATGTCTAGCTTCTATTAACAAGCTACAGTATCCTCAAGAACTAATACATACATTCGTTATTGAAGGTGAAGATACGGTACCTAATAAGGTAGCAAAGGCTTTAAAATATGGTTGTGGTGAGTGGGTAGTGTTTGCAGCAAACGATATGGAGTTTGAACCTGATTCCTTAGCATTAAACTTAGAAGCAGGAGTATACGGTAACAAGGCTCTTGTTGCATTTGATTCGGGTGTACGCAATAGCGAAGGTTGGATATGTGAACATTTCATGATACGTAGAGACTTCTTGCCACAAATTGGTAGTCAGATATTCGATACTGACTTTCATCACGTCGGTGTTGACGATTTATTGTGGCACAAGTGTGCTAAGTTAGGCCAGGCAATAGTTGGCCCTGGCAGAATCAAACATTACCATTTCAGTAGAATCGGATCAGGTATTGAACAAGACGAAGTTAACAAAAAAGGATGGGAACACGCAGAAGCTGATAGGAAGCTACTGGAAAAGAAGCTTAAAGAATTGTGAATACTTATAAATAAACAAAACAGAGATTGATACTATGTCTAGCGAAACCAATGAAGACGTTCATTTTAATCCGAAGACACTCTATACGTTGTTGTGCATCGTTGCATTAATGTTAGGTTTAGTAGGGTGGGCATTCGCACTCCGTTCTGATTTAGATTTAGCTCAAAAAGACATAACTTCTCTTGAAGAAAAACATAAAGAATTAGCTTCACAAGACAAAGCATTACAAGACAAATTAACAGAAATATCCACTAAGTTGGAAGTTATCAGAGTTCAACAAGGTCAAATTCAAAAAGATTTAGCGGAAGTTAAATCTGACGTGAAGGTGTTGACTGATGGCAGATAGCAAGAAATTCTCATTGAATCAAGACGATTATAAGAAAATATTGAAAGGAGCAGCAATAGCATTTGGCGGTGCTGCATTATCACAACTATCATTCTTTTTGACTAGCGGCTCAGTATTCGACTGGAAAGTATGGTTAACAGCCATGCTGGCAGTAGGTATTAACGCAGCCATCAAGTATATACAAGAAAAGAATTAACGGCAGGCAGAAGCCTACTTGCGTCGTTTAAACAAAAGAAAATTAAAGGCGGATAAAAAATGGCATTTGACCAATATTCGAGAACACAGAACGAAAACCAAAAGTTCGTATCTGTAGGAACAAATTCAGTTGCAGTACAAGTAGCATCAGCTGCGGCACCAACAACGCTACCTCGTAAATTAGAATCGGCAGCAATTACTTTTTCAGCACTTACGACAGGTTCAGTCGGAGCACACGCTTTATTCACAGTAACTGGTGTTGTCGACGTAACATTGTTTGCGGTATGCACAACTAACGTAAGCGGTTCTGGAACTATAGAAGTAGGCACGGCTTTATCTACAGCAGGATTGATCGCGCAAACAACAGGAACAGACATTGATGCTAATGAAATATGGCACGATGCGACACCTGACGCTAGCGTAGAATTAGACTCAGTATTAACTAAAAAAATAGTTAAACAAAATATAATTTATACTATTGCAACAGACACATTAACTGGCGGAGTAGTAACTTTTTATTTAAGTTGGAGTCCTATAAGTTCTGACGGAAACGTAGAACTAGCTTAATTTTTATTTTTTTCATTTTCACAATCATGGAATTAGAAAAAACTGTTAAGCAATTACAATTTCCTTTCATGCGAGACGTTAATCTCCAAATGTATGTTAGAGAACAACGCACCTACTTGAAGGAAAGATACGATATGTTCATGCTTGATAACCATAGAGTATGTAATGTAAAATTCTCAGATTATGTTGAAGCAGCAATAAACGGCGGTATAGCTGAAGCATTTCAAAGAACGAGACGTAACAAGTATTTCTCGGAGGATGACTGTATAGTTGACTACTATTGACGACTTATTCAAGGAAATGGATAGAGTTAAAGGAAGATATGTCAAGCAAGATGTCCTCAATTTCTTTTGGGAGTTTGCTGATGAGTTCCTAGATTATTGTCACATAAGAAAAACTCAAATGGCTTACGAAGCAGTCATAACTTGGAAGTTAGCAGGAATGGTTAAGTATATGCAACGTAATTATGAAAAACATACTTCTATGGCATACCAAACAATCAATATGCCTTCTTACAAGTGCATTGGTGCTTGTTTAGAACAAGAGAAACAGAACTGGATTAAATATTGGAATAACGTGGAGAAAGCAAAAAATGGACAAACTTCGTAAACTTGAACAAGTATTAACACAAAGCGGAATTACAGAGAAAGAAGCTATAGCATTAATTCATTCAGCACCAGGTAAACCAACCAATAGGGCGTTAATAAGACCAGTTTCAGACCACGTTAAGTACGGTTATGTTTCCGATACACACATAGGCCAAAAGAAGTTCAAGGACGATTTGTTCGTAGATGCAGTTGATAGATTCAATAGGGAAAAGGTAGACTTCGTTATTCATCCAGGTGACCACGTAGAAGGTATGTCAGGCCGTCCAGGGCACGTTTACGAGCTAAATTTAATAGGTTTTCAAGCCCAGGTAAATAGGGCTGCTGAACTTTATCGTTTAATTAAAGCCCCAATTTACGGTATAGATGGCAACCACGACCATTGGTACGTCCAAAAGGGTGATGCTGGTGCTTACGTAGGGCGCACTTTAGCCGGTTTAGTGAAGAATTATAATCACTTGGGTGAATGGGAAGGCGACCTATTAATAGGAAATAAACTCAAAATAAAGCTATTCCACGCAGGGGATGGTACCGCATACGCGGATTCTTACAAGTTGCAAAAGAGAATTGAGAGCTTTACTCCTGGTGAGAAGCCGCACATATTCCACGAAGGTCATTATCACAAAGCACTGTATGAGTTCAGACGAAATGTTCACGGGTTCGAGTCCGGAACACTTTGCGGACAAACCGGGTGGATGCGAGGAAAAGGTATTCAAGCACACATCGGATACGGTATAGTTGACGTGTACTTCGATAAAAGCGGTGTTACTAAACTAGTGCACGAATTCATACCGGGATTCGAATGAGTATTAATGACTTAGTGAGTTATCACACTATAGCACAAGCCAAAGATCCGTTCCAACCTTATTCATCACAAGGTTGGGGTAAAGGAGGCAATCATCCAGTTACTCCTGAACCGTCTACTTACGGAGCTTTGTTAATGACTTCTATTTTAACTCTATTAATTTATGACAAATATATTAAGAGGAAAAAATGAGTGTATGTAAAAAATGTAAAGACGTAATGTTTTTGATTAAAAATAAACACTATGATGAAAAAAGACTACCTGGAATTTATTGTAAAAATTGTGGAAAATATCACGGACATTTTGGTCCAGTAGGGGTTCCTCAATATGACGCTTGACGACCATTGTAAGTTACAATATTGGCTTGTAGAAAAACTCAAGTCAAACGGTTATTCGCACATCTATCAAAATATGGAATATCGTGTTAAGATACACAAACACGAATATACTGGGGAAGTTGATGTGTTAGCTAAGAGTCCTCACGGAAAATGGCACTTCTATGAGATCAAGACTAGTCAACATAAATGGGATTATGCTCACCAACAGTATATGAGATTTTGTAATGCACACCCGTATTTAGAAACTAGGGGAGTGTTTGTTAGTATGAAAAAAGTTAAGTTTCTTTAGTTGACTTCAACCCAGTCTGATTCTATGAACTCAATATTATTAAGTTGAATTAAATTTCCATCTATACTTATCCAGACCGTTGCTTTAGTTGTATCTTCAGGATTAATATTAAAAACTACACACTCTCCAGATATTCCCAGTACTTCGTTAGTATATTGTTTTCCTATTTCCATTTTAAGCACTCCTGTCTGAGAAACTAGAACCACCACGTCTTGTTCCTGATAAGTTTGCTGTAGTCTGTGCGGCATTAACTCCTGTACTAAATGTTAATCTGTCACCTGTGGCAACATCTGCTGAAGTTATACCGCCGCATTGATAACCATAAGTAGTACCATCCGATGAACAGAAACTTTCAGAACGTGCTGTTGATAAATTAGAAACAGTATTTGCAGCTGTTGCACCAGTACTAAAAGTTATTTTGTCTCCTGTTGCAACACCAGCACCAGTAGTTCCACCACACCAGTAACCTGCTACTGACTGGTCACTAACTGCTGATAAGTCATATCTAGCTTGAGATAAATTAGAAACAGTATTAGCAGCGGTAACAGAAGTAGAGAAAGTTATCCTATCTGTTGCTGCTCTTGCAGCTGAAGAAAAACCACCACCCCAATATCCGAAAATAGAACCACCATATATTGCTGCTGAGAAACCGGATATAGTAGATAAGTTCGATACAGTACTTGCCGCAGTTGCACCTGATGAGAAAGTTAAACGATATGCTGTAGCTACGTATGCTCCAGTATAACCTCCTCCGGAATAACCATACGTAACTTTATCAGATAATCCTGCATTACAAAAGAAATATGTAGCAGTAGTAATATCTGAAGCAGTATTCGCAGCACTAGCTTGGGTTGAGAAAGTAAATCTCAAAGAAGTACTAACAGCAGTTCCGGTATTTCCTCCTAACATATAAGCGTAAGTATTAGTACAATCACTAAATCCAGCTGCAAATGACCTAGATACTGCTAAGTTAGATGCAGTATTAGCAGCAACAGTAGAAGTAGAATAGGTCACCTTATCTGCTGTAGTTACTGGTCCATTACCACCAATATAGAAACCAAAAGTAGATTGTTGTGTCCAAGCACTTACTGGTGATATTTGTCCTAAGTTTAATTGTCTCATATTATGCACACCTGTCTGAAAATCCACACATATCTATTTTTACAGAAGAACAGTTTGCGCTAGTTTGTGCTGCTGTTACTCCAGTACTAAATACTAATTTATCAGTAATAGCGGAACGTGCATTATTAGTTAAGCCACCCATAATATATCCAGCGGTTGTTCCAGATACTGTTGCTAGTTGACCCCGAGCTACAGATATATTACTAACAGTATTGGCAGCACAGGCTCCAGTACTAAAAGTCATTCTGTCTGTAGCTGCATAAAATCCAGAAGATGTTGCAGTATATCCTCCGCAGATATAACCATAAGTACTTTGGTCACTAACAACGCCCCCTGCATATTTAGCTATAGATAAATTTGAAGCAGTGTTTGCAGCAGTTGCCGAAGTAGTAAAAGTGATTCTATCTGCTACAGCACTAACGGCACCTGTTCTATAACCTCCAACAGAATATCCATAAGTAGTTCCACCATAAATATTATGAACAAAACCACCTATTGTAGATAAATTACTAACCGTGCTGGCCGCTGTTGTGCTGGTTGAAAAAGTCATTTTATCACCAGTTGCAACGTAGGCTCCAGTATAACCCCCCAAAATATAACCTGAATTTTGTTTGTCGGACAAACCCGTAGGAGAAATAAATGTTTTGTTAGCAGTTAAGTTAGAGGCAGTGTTGGCAGCATAAGCTGCTGTTGATAATGTAAATCTAATACCTGTGTTAGTATATGCCCCTGTGTCTCCCCCCAAAGAATAACCATAAATATTAGTATCACTCAAACCTAGAGAATTTGCCCTAGTTTCCGGAAGATTTGAGGCCGTTTGTGCTGCTGTTACATCTGTAGCATAAGTTAATTTATCCGTAGTTGCTACCTTGGTGCCCCCACCATCAGTAGTTCCACCACTAATATATCCATAAACCGCAGTATTAATCCAAGTACCAAAGAATAAATCAGTCGTTCTACGAATAGTTGGTCTAGTCATAATTAAGCATCCGTTATTGTATTAACCCATCCACCAATACAGATTACGTTAGCTACACTTGCGAAAGCTGTAACTACCTTTGCGTTCTGTAATATGAATCCCGGCACTATGAAGTATAATCCTTGTTTAGCTGGAATGTTTTGCTGTATCAAACAATCAGGAGATGTTGTACCACCAAATTCAATAGTTAAATCTACTGCTGCTGTATGATTGTTAGTTACGTATAACCAAATCTCATCAAATGTTCCTGCTGTTGTACCAGCTACTGCTGTGTGAATAGTAGTACCTGTAGTAGCCGTAGCTACGACTTTAATCATAAGTCCGTCTGTAGACCCTGACAATTTTCGTTTTAAAACTGTGACCATATTATTCTCCTCTAACTAAATACTTGTGTTACTAAAAAGTTTGAACCGCCAGCTGGACCACTATAACCCGTATATCCAGTTGCTCCAGTATAACCTGTATACCCAGTATAACCAGTCGGACCAGTAACTGTACTAGCCGCCCCTGTATATCCAGTGTAACCAGTAGCGCCTTGTGCCCCAGTATATCCTGTATAGCCTGTGTACCCAGTTGGACCAGTTACAGTTGAAGCAGCACCTGTATAGCCAGTATAACCTGTATATCCTGTAGGTCCAATATTACCTTGTGGTCCTGTATAACCCGTATACCCGGTATATCCAGTTGGTCCAGTAACAGTACTTGTTGCTCCAGTATAACCTGTATATCCAGTGTAACCAGTAGGACCAGTAACTGTGCTAGCCGGACCCGTGTAACCAGTATAACCCGTGGGTCCTGTGACTGTACTTGCAGCACCAGTATAGCCCGTATAACCTGTATAACCTGTATAACCTGTAGTTCCTGTATAACCAGTATAACCTGTATAACCGGTTGGACCAGCTGCACCAGCAGAGATTGTCGTTTGAATATAAGACGAATTGTCTGTTCCTTCCATATACAGCGTCATCGTAGCAGTGGCCTTACCACTAACACGAGCAGTGTAAATCTTGAAGACAATTCTATCCGTAGGGTCTAAAGCAAAACTATTTGAATCTGAGTATGAGAACTCAGTTTCGGTGATGCTTGTTCCTGTCAAATTGTCAGAATAACCAGAACGTAAAAGCGTTTCTGCACCAGCCTGAGTTCGCTTGTAAAGTTCTACCTTAAATCTACCATACGTTGGGTCAGCGCCACCACCAGAACCAACTATAGTGTAATGGAAATGTCTGAAAGCCGTACCAGCCGGTAATGCATCAACACCAATACCGCCTGTTGGATAAGTAACAAAAGCAGCGAGTAATGTATCCCCAGTACCTGTGTTTGCTTGAGCTAGTGTAGATTGTGCTCCAGCCGAAGGAGAAACTAATGCTTGGTAATATGTTGCAACGTCTGCCGCATCGTTTGTTAAATAAAATATTTTACCAGCGTTTCCACCATTAGCACCAGTATAACCTGTATAACCAGTATAACCTGTAGGTCCAGTATAACCAGTATAACCGGTATATCCAGTTGGACCTGTAACGGTGCTTGCAGCACCAGTGTAACCTGTGTATCCTGTTGCACCAGTATATCCAGTATATCCTGTAAAACCTGTTGGACCTACATTACCTTGAGGCCCGGTATATCCAGTATAGCCAGTATAACCTGTTGGACCAGTCACCGTACTATCGGCACCCGTGTATCCCGTATAACCCGTCGGTCCAATAGGACCAGTGTAACCAGTATATCCTGTCGGACCAGTTACTGTGCTAGCCGCACCAGTATAGCCTGTGTAACCTGTATATCCTGTGTAGCCCGTATAACCTGTCGGCCCTAATTGTGTATACATAATCTGTTGAGCGGTTACAATTACTCCCGGAGTAACTGGAACTGTTGGATTAGTTTGAGCAGGATGAGTTTCGATAGATACATCTGTAGAAGAAGCAGACCACATCAGTTGAATATAGTCGTTTGCTGCCAAAGTAAGGACATAATTTACGGCAGCTATTGCGTGTCCGTGCGTGCCTCCGTGACTTTCAGGAATGTTGTAAATACTGTTAGTGTCAGCAACGTCGTTATTGTTCTTACGAATCCAGATATTTGCGTCTTGCAATACTGTATCTGCATTACTGAATTGTATGGAGTATTGTATGTTATAAGTTCCAGCGAAAGCGAAGGTAATCTTATTACCATCAACAATAGAAACGCCAGAAGCTTCATCTGTAATCCCTATAGCTACAGGATATGATTGAGTTACGTTAGCAATAGCTTGATTAGTAGTATCTTGGAAAGCACCATAGTAACCTAAAGTACCACCAGCACCTACTGCACCAGTATAACCTGTATAACCGGTATAGCCCGTGTAACCTGTGTAACCTGTAGGACCTGTTACATTTGAAACAGGACCTGTGTAACCTGTGAATCCCGTATAACCGGTTGCGCCTTGACTTCCAGTGTAACCTGTATATCCGGTATACCCTGTGTAACCTGTTGATCCTTGAATACCTTGAATACCTTGCGGACCTATAAATCCAGTGTAGCCAGTATAACCTGTTTGACCCGTATAACCAGTATAACCTGTTGGTCCAGTAATAGTAGAAGCTGGCCCAGTATAACCCGTATAGCCTGTAGCACCCGTATATCCTGTATAACCAGTGTAGCCAGTATAACCAGTGTAACCAGTATGGCCTCTAGGTCCTGCTACGCCCGCTGCAACTGTTACATTGACAGGATTAGCTTTTGCAACACTAACATTTATAGGTTGGGCATTTGCTACCGTTACATAGAATGCGTCAGTCATCTCTTAGTCACCGCTTGCGTTACTGTGAATTTACCAGAATAAGCATAGTAATTATCGCCAGACGAAGGGTGTATTTTTAGATCGTAATAATATTGTCCCGGAACAACATCGGTGCCAGTAACTGAATTATTACTATCCAGAGAGATTGCTGCTAAGTTAACCGGCGTTGTAGATGATAACACCTCATCTATTTTTATAACTGCTTTCGCATCAGTAACATCGTTATCTAATACTTTCTTAACGGTAAAACGTGCAGTACAATCAGTCATATCTTTAGTTTGAGTGTGTGCATCATCTTCCCAGAAGTAGAATTCTATCGTTCCCGAATCTCCTGCTTTGAGAGAAATATCTCCCGTTTCCGAATCAATAACTAGTGCCATAGTGAGTATGAAAGGTTGCCGGGTGACATCTGGCAACCTAATTTAATGAGGTGATATGCAATTCTTATTGTTATTTTGATTTATAAGTATTCACATAATTATAAAAAATAGAAATAAGGAATACTTATAAATTAGTAAATTCATCTTTTCCTAAACTCACAACACATAACTCTCGTTCCGACGAGAGATTCCGACAGTGAAGTCGGCTCAACTAATACGCTTAGTCGTATCCGAATACGGAAACCACAGGGGTAAAGGTTGAACTAATCCCACTCTATGCAGGGTACTAATGATGCTAGAGACGTTTAGCACGGCCAACTAGACGTTGTAAAAAAAGAAAACCGATCTGCAACCGGTTTAAGATACTGTGAAGTATCTTTTACATATTTATAAGTGTTCGCTTTTTAGAACTACTTACACCTAACACCGAAGCCGTTTCCAAGAGGCAAAGGGTGAATAACTACTAGAAGTTAACTACGGTTAACTAAGCCGTAATACCCGTTAAGGTGGTTGATACCGAACCAGATTTTCTTATAATTGTTGGTTGGATCATCAAATATTTGTTGACCATCGATGAAATATTTAGTTCTACTCGACGGAGAATTTCTATCATACCAGTAACACCAGTCCATGAAACACCAGTTTAGAGGATACTCACTAGAACGATATGCTAACCAACAATGTCCTCCACCGACGACATCGCCACACAATAATAATAATCTATTCACCGGAACACCTTTCAATATTGCCATACAATAGATGAGGATTGCACCGTCTTCACAATCGCCAGTACCTAAAGATAAAGTTTCAGCAGGAGATTGCCATTTGTCAGCCATCTTCCATTTTTCCATATCGCCAGTGTATTTAACTTTTTTCTGCACGAATCTAAGAATATCAGTCATAACATAATCCGAGTCTTTGTTGTCGAGTATTTCGTCACAAGCTTTCTTTAATTCTTCAGAAGGATTACGTACGAAATCTTTTAACCAGTCTTGTAGAACAACAGACTTGCGCGCGTCTGTATCGATGAGAAAATAAATTATTGACCAGATGTTACGAGATTCAATGTACTCGAACAGCTTAGGATTATTTTCTGTTATTTTTTTATCGAATTTTACAATCATGCCGCTCGTACTGAGAACCCCTTGAGTGCTGGGTATCCACAAGTTGGTGTCGTGCCTTTTGGAATTAATTTAATTGTCAATGTTGTTGGCTCACTAGTAAATGCTGTAAATGATGATATTGTTGGAGTATTACCGCAAGATAAATAACCACTATCTTCACTACCATTAGTTAATTTATACTGTATATCTCCACCAGTTTCCCAACCATATATCATAGGAACTCCTATAGCACTAGATATTGTTGCACCAAAAGTACCAGACGGTATTGCTTGAACAATAATTTTCTCAGACGAAGTTCCTGTATAATATTCTAAAGTATAAAGTCTCATATCAGATGCTGATGGGTCTGTAGAACTAAAATGTACTCTAATACCTTGTATATTTAAGTTTACAAAAACAGTTCCATTATATGTATATGTTGGGTCTGCACCAGTTCCTAAAGTACAATAATCTGACCAAGTACTACCGTTGTATGTTTGTAACTTTATTGTTCCTGTAGATGCAGAACCCATACCTGTGACTTCGGCTTTAATTTTAACTTTACCAACATTTTTTGCTGAAAAGGTTTTTCCAAGAGTCACACCAGAACTATTAGTTTTTTCAGCATAAGTAGCATCGTTACCATCAAAAGCGTTTGCTGCATTTGTAAAAGAGTCTGGGTCGCTTGTTGAATCTCCACTTGCTGCATCCACAGTACCATTATCATTATAATATACCAATGAGTTGCTATCATATAATGCAGTAGTACTGCCTGTGTTTACACTATCTAATCTACCAGTGGTATCAATATAAGCATCACCGAACCAGTCCATAGTTCCTTTTGAAAAAGTTACAGACCTATCTTGTAATTGCCTTATTAAATTTAATCCAGAGATAGTGTAAGCTTCTACAAAGTTATACATTACTTGGTCTGCGTCTGCTAAGTTTCCGTTTGTTAGTGTTATTAATGTCATGTTTATCTAAACCTATCTACGATGAAATATTGTATTTCATCAGTTGAATTTTTACTATCCGCCGTTAAAGTGTGGATGTCTGAAAGCAAAGGAGTTGTATCTGTATTAAACGTACCTATGACGTTTATGTTATACCCATTTGCTTGAGCAGAGTTAATTGTTACTTTTCTAGTAACTTCTAATTTAGTGTAATCAAAAGTAGGATAACTCGTATCGTATCCAACCTGTAAATCAGACGTTGCCCATTGTCTAGTCAAATCGTAAACAACATCGCCGGCTACAAAAGCATCAGCGGCATTGTTAGTTCTGATTAGTATATCTAATCGAGATAAAGTTACGGCTGTTCCCGACACAGTTAGGTTGGACACTAAGACTTTGTTGGAAGTTATTAGGTTCCAACCAGTAGCTAGATCAGTGGATTGCTTTTCTAACATATAGAAATTATCAGCATCAGCAGCATAATGTATTTCTAACGCCGTTGTTGTCGTACTAAACTTAGCCAACGTAGCTGCGTCTTTGATATATATCCAAGAACTAATAGGTTGAGTCTTAACTACGTTTGCAGAGATAGTGGATTTAGTCCATTGTTTCACCACATTACTTCCAGTAGTAAGTAAACTTTGAGCAGTATTGTCTAATTGACCTGCACCTTCCTTATAGACAGAAACATTAGAAGTAGTAGTGGTTCCTCCAAGAGAACCTGACCAAACGTATTGAGCATTATCATTTACTGTTCCGTTAGAAATAGGTATAGGATAATCAATGCTAGTTGATAGATTTGAAGGAGTAGAATTGTTAGTGCCTAATTCAAATACTGTCGGATTAGTATAAAGAGTTGAACCAGGAGAACTTGTGTATCCTCTATACAATAATATTCTTTTACCGTCGTTTGTTTTTACGCTAACATTAGTCACAGTTATACCTCGAAAAATACAGCTATTGCTGCATTATTTACATCCCCGCTAGATTTATAAGTATTCTCAAGATAAGTAGTTCCTGACGTAGTTACTCTCAAAAGAGTAGTCGTACCATCACTAGTTGTTGTTATAGGAACTCTTACACCGAAAGAATTGATTGTTTGCCAAGTATTACCACCGTCGCAACTTAATTCAACAGTATAAGTGTCGCCAGACGCATTTGCAAGCTGTATATTAGCACTTATTATAGTTACCCCTCTGGTTAGAGGGTTGGTTACTAAAGACCCCGCAGTTATCGTTATTTTGCGCGTAGTGGTGTTCCAAGTAACGCCTGTACTAGTACCTGAGTCATAATACTCAGAATCGTACAATAGTTCTTCGAAATAGGATTCACCAGGGAATCTATACTGTTCTACCGCAGCTACTGCATAAGTTCCATCCCAGTTTGCTGAACCCAATGTAAATCTGCCCCAGATAGTATCATTAGTAGTATCCTGGAAGTTAACGTAGATATGTCTGGGGGCAACCTTCAAATCAGAAGATAAGTCATTAATTGACGTAATGAGTTCCGAGGATTCAACTTGTTGTTCTTCTATTCTCTTTAATCGTTGACTGGCCTCTAAATCCCAGTTCGCAACACGGTACTCTTGATCACTCAATGAAATAATATCGTATCTATAAGGATAAGAGTAAGTTATAGAACGAATCAATAAAGTATAGTTGTATCCGGTTATTGAATCATCAACATTATACAATTTACCTATCTCTAAATTCTGTTCATCCTTGACATAAACTTGGTCTAATTTTACAAACGGAGTTGAATATATTGCCAACTGAGCTGAGGCTAATCTGGCGCAATCATCAACAGTTTGTAAATCTTCTCGTATAATTGTTTGTTCTTTAGCGACACCGCCCGAATAATTATCAATACTACTTTGATTTCGTCTAACAATAGTTATTGGTCGCAAGAAGGTGTATTGGACAGTTGCATAATAAGAAGTAGTGGGTGCAAAGACAGACGTGTTCCATTCTACGTTTTTAGTGTATTTGTCAACAGAATAATCATAAGTTGAAGATGTTCCCGGAATATTGAGTGTTTTTTCAGTAGTCGGAGTGGCATTAGTGTCACATAAAACTTTAACTGTTATAGGTGCTTGTTGTAAAGTCAAAGATGTTGTGGACCAGTTAGTTGTTGTTCCATCTAACTTGTGAGGACCTTCTTGTGTCTGAACGTCTTGTGGTGCACCAATGACTGTAACTTTATTGAATAGTTTAGTACTATCAAAATCCCATTTAGGTATTTTTAATATATTGTTTCCTACACTCAATACAGTGGTTGACGAAGTATAACCTTTTGGTTCAAAGAACACTTTATCAGTTGTCGGATCGTAATAGAATTGCCACCCTAATGCTGTAGCCAACTCTAACAAACCGTCAGATAACAAACGTCGTCTGAACCTAAATTTTTTGATGATATTAATAGAACCGCTATTTTGAACAGAAGTGTTGTCTGCAACTAATGTAGTGTACGAATTAATGCACGTCTTGAATATTTCTGAAATAACACCGGCTTCCGTATCAGTATTCCAATCAAAACTTTCATTGAGAATAGTGTATTTTATTTGACTCAGTTTATCCTCACACACTATTTTCAAAATACCTCTTTGTTCTTCGACTTTACGGACATAACCTCTAAATAAAATTACATCAGTGGTTGTAACTGAGCCGCGATAAACTTCAACAGTCTTCCCTATTATTGAATCATCAGCATAAACTAAAACGTCTGATAAATCATAACGACTATAAATTTCAGCGTTTCTTACCGGAGTTTCTAAATTTATAGCTATATTCCAACCAGTAATGTAATCTGATACATCAACACTATTAATTACAACTTTGTGTAAAACAGGATTAGCCATTACATACCCTCTACGAACTCCAGTCTAAACACAACAACTAATGGATTACCGGATATTTCTGTAAACGTACAGGAACGCATATATAATTTCTTATTCGTTTGGTATGATGAACTGAAAGTAACGCCTGTTTGACTTCCATTCAATATTCCTGCCAACCAATTAAGTTGGTCTTCTATAGTTACCGTTGTTCCAATGTCAGTTCTACTAGAACCAGTAGTATCAAATAATTTACCAACTACAACTACGTCTTTTTTAACTCCCTGAAAATCTAATACGAAAGCATCATAACTATCCGATGCGGGCATTGAGTTTTCATCTAAACTGCCGTTCTTTCTGAATTCTACACTATCTACTTCACCATCTGCAAAAGTGAAAGTAGTCGTTCCGTTTGTTATTGTTACATTAGCCATTTGTTTTCTTTAACCCCCAAGGTGATTCGAATACTGGGCCATATACGCCGCTAGTAAATCCCGTTATTTCTGGAGTAAAAGTAGTTGCGGCACAAACTTCTTGCCCAAATTCATTAAGAGCCGTGATCGTTGAGGTAGAACCGCTAGAAGATGTCCCAGACGTTCCAAAACGACCTCCCCTCTTAGTAACGTTTATATTGTCTACTTCAGTCTTAAATTCTTTAGTTTTTGTTATTAGTTTATCCATGGCTGAAACGTATTCGGTGGTAATAGTGTTAGAACTAGTTTTCAAGAAATTAACAGCCTTATCAGTTCCTGTCTTTATCATTTCATCACTATTATCTCTAAAATCAACCAAAGAAGTTGTTACTTTAGCCAATCCTTCTTTTGTGAAAAAAGGTAATTTTTCTAACAAACTGGCCAAGGCTTGCCAAATCATAATGACGACATTCATTATATTGTCAATCATGAATTGTGCAACCATGCCTAAAAGTTGAAGTATTATTGCACCCAAACCTAACATCATAACTGATTGTGCTGCACCTATCCCCATCTGCATAGCAACTAATCCTTTGCCAGAACTGGCTTTCATTATCTGCATAGCGTCTTTAATGAACGGAGCCATCACTTGATTAACGGCCTGAATTATAGGTTTTAACATAAAAAGAATTGGCATCAACATAACCATAACTACGTTAGCTATTGGCATTAATACCCAACCGATCATCTTTAGAATCATTTCAACCATATTTATGAGAGGTTTCCACGTAGAAACGATTTGAGCTATTGCGGCAGCAGCAGTAGCTATTCCTAACCCTTTCAAAACAGAACTCATGCTCATTTCAAATCCTGATTTGGAACTTGAACCTGGTTTTGTAGGGGTTTCCGAAGAACCTGGAGAATCTCCTCCTCCACCTACACTTCCGTTTATAATGCGTATTAAAGCGATTTCTTCTGCCATTTTATTACCTTCACATAAACATCACAAAAGGATTATCTTTGGCTATTGTCGTGTAAACCAACTTATAATATTCAACCACGTCCCAATCCATCTCCGCTAATTCTTTGGGACTGCACCTGAATATCTTGCAAAGCATAGCGTTATTTATCCACTCTATTGCTTCTTGGTCTCCGGTTAACCTATCCTTTAATGTGAAACTTATTCTTTTTTTAAGTCATCACCTGTACTGAATCCATTGAATTTCTGTATCTCGTTGAACAAAAACTCTCCGGAATCCGCAGGTATTAAATCTTCATCAAACTTTCTGCTTCTATCATCCAAAGTAATACACGATGCGAAAAAAGGTGCGTGTTTTATACCATAAATCAACATCCACTTGTGGTAAGCACCCATATCTATTTCTGCATCTAAATTACGCATAGTGCTCCCGCCAAGTTTTGCATTGACTGACTTACTACGTAATTGACTCAATGAAGCATATCCCAACTTTTTAATAACTACTGACTGACCTTCCATTCCTGGAACATTAGTCAATATTCTCTCACTTTCTATTACCATGTTTATTGTACCTCTACAACTGCACCGCTTTGAGCTGTGCCTGATAAATCTTCCCCGATCAATGAATTAAGTTCTTCTGCGTTAGATATATCATCAAACACAAAAGTTGATAATGTAAACGTTGCAGTCTTTGAACTATTGTTACCAAATACTAATGCAATATTTGCGTTGCTTGTTGGTTGAGTGGTTCCAGTAGGAGCTGCTGCACCAAGAACTTTTACAATTAAACTATCATCAAGATACTTAACTGTAAATTTTGCCTTGTAATCGCGTTCTGCTGCACGTATTGCCCGAATAAATCTGCTACCTAATCCTGCGTGTGTTTTGTGGTTGTTGTTAATAGTTACATCACAACTGTCAATAATGTTGCTAACTGCGCTACCTGATATAGATATTGACGAATTAACGAAGTTAAAAACATCAATGGTTGGCAAAGCCGCTGTTGATAAAACTGTTGCATCATACTTACGTTGACTTGATTTGATTGTCAAAGAAGCACTTACTGCCCCATTAGTTGCACATCTGATTGAAACTGAATCTATAACACAATCTAACCATATTTCATCCCTTTGTGTTGCAGAAGTACCTGGATTTGCAATACATCGGTGTAATGTGAAATAAGGCGGTTGGTCAGCTTCAGAGTAGGTCACTGTACCAGAACCTGCTGAACTTCCCATTACGTATTCCATGAATGACCAATTAATTACATCCATTTCAATGTCGATAGTACTTTCAGCTACGCCTGGTATAATCTTAGCGACGTTTCTTCCACCAGTTGTAGTTCCTTTGAAACCACGACTGTACGAGTTAGTGTTAGTTGTTCTTGGCTTAAATGATTTAATTAATCCAAGATGAGTTGCACAAGTTGCTTGTTCTGATCCGAAAGCTGTCTGCTTGCCGATTAAGACATAGCTGTCAACTCCAGACACTGATTCTACATTAGCCATTTTGATTTACCTCTACTTATTCATATTATTTAATTGTTGATTCATTTGACGAAGCGTAGTGTGAATATCACCTAATCGTTCGTTCATGAGTGTGCGTAATAATTGCATCTCTGCAATTAATCTTTCTGTGTCCTCTGCCATATACTTTTCCCCGTTCGTATCTTATATTGAAGCGCATACCAGAAGGCATACACTAACATCCCGATACCTAACCCTTTGAAAATATCTAATCCAGTGAAACACCAAATTATTATCTCAGTTACTCCAGTTAAGGAACTAGCTGCACAATGTGTCTGTTCACTTTTCATATCTCATTCTCCCCCGTATATCTAAATTTTGATGAACCAATTTATCTTTACCTATGTTTCTGTCCTCTAAAATAAAAGGACCTGTTGATAATATTTGAGTCCATGAACCCATGTACCAAAAGTTACTTTTGTCAGTTCTAATTGCCGCTCTAAGGGTGTTCAAAGCATTTTCACAATAATCAGTACCCGGACCGTAAACAACTATAGTCATATCTATGTCAGACACATCAACTGATCCAAAACCACCTGGTTGTGTATTGCTACCTAACCATTCTATTCCAACTCTAGGAAAATCCGTTATTGTAGCTAAATCGCGAGGTAAATCTGGATAGATTTTATCTTGATTACCATAATCATAACTTATAGAATATGCGCCACTAACTGTAGATGTGAAGTTAATTACACCAGCATTAGCTATATCATAATCTCTACCATACTTCAAAGTAGTTGTACCATCTATAACTATAGAACGTACATTCTTCATATTAGTGTTAGGTAAAGTCAAAGATGTAGCATTAACGTTTCCTGTAACCGTTCTGGTAACTACGCCTCGTTGAGTTGTAGTGAGGATGTCTTTACTGCGAACATAATTAACTAATTCAGTTCTAACTTTTGATATGTAAATGTTTGTTTGGTCTGACATTTTATACCTGTTTTCCGTATCTATTCAAATTGTTTAATATGATTCCTGGAGCAAACCTCGGCAAATCTTGCCTCAATGTTTTCTCACTGATGAAAGGATTGGATGGTGTTCCTCGCAACATTATTAATTCACGAGTATTTTTTATTTTCCAATATTTTTGTTCCTTAGTAGCTCCTGGCATTATCGCATCAACCCAGTCCGCTATTGGTTTCCAAGGAGGTAACTTGTTTCTAGGGCCTGTACCATAATTGACATACATAGCATATTTTGGTCCAACTACATCGCTGCCAACCGCACCTCTATTTTTAGCTCGTATTGAATTAGTAAGCATCTTTGTTGCTTCTGGCGCATTTTTTCTGGCCTGGGAAGCCAACACATCAGTTACTTCTCTACGAACACCATTGACGAACTCTCTAAATTGTTCGCCAGTCATTTCATAAGTTACAGTCATACTGAATCCGTTATGAATAAATCAGCAGCCTGGTAAAATTCAGTTTGGTCTAAATAACGCATAGTGACGTTATCTATACGATACGTAACTCCTGCGAACACAACTAAGTCGTTCTTATTGATAGTAACGTCTTTCTTAACAATTAATGTCGCGTCACCACCTTGAACTAGGCCTTCTTGAGATTGAACATACACGTTCTTCTTCAAGAATACGTGGCCATATATCGTTGTTGCAGTTCCAGCAGTCAATGTTTCTTGACCAGTAATGCTGTCTGTAGTTTTCGTAACAGGATAATAAGTAAGTGATTTTGAGAAATTATCAATCATTCCTTCGAACAATGTCGGATCAAATGTTACTGTTGGTACAACCATGTTTGTTTACCTAAGCATTACTTGTCCAAATCGATTTATAAGTATTAACCCATTGAAAGGTATCTTATTAATCTCTTTGACAATTCTGCTATTTCTTCTCTATACTTTTCTAATGTGCCACGAATAGCATCTGCTGGCGGTTTCATCGCCACACTGCCTTCTGGCATACTGTATGAGATAGGAGCATTATATGTTGAAGATAACAACTGATTCAAGCACTGGATAGATGCGTGTAAAACTACCCAGCGATTGATTTCAGTAGGTACCCCATTTACACCCCACCAATATTTCAACGATACCAGTTGTGGAGTTTTGTTATCGAAATAACGGTACTCACATTGACTTCCAAGGTATAACTTACCTGTATCTGAATAGGTTAGGATGTAAGAGGGAGTAACGGTTGTAGAATTAATTACCAGTGATTCAACAACACGAATGGGATAATTAGGTACAAAGTACCACTGCATATTATTACCGTCAACGCTCTGATTAAAGAAAGGAGTTGTTGCAGTATAGTAAATTTCATAAGTAGTATCAACACCAGGAGTCGTAGTCCAAGCCCGATCCACAGTTATTTGGGTAGGGGAATTACCTGAGAGAATGCTGCGTATTTGACCTGAACCCGTTCCTCCTGTAAGTTTGACTAAACAGTTTTCGAACTGGTTTTCAGTCCATGATTTTGTAGTATCAATTAATGTCGTTGCTGCCGGAATTGCTGAAGCCGTACCGCTATCTTGTAATTGCCAATACGTCGTAAATGTTTCCCGATCCACTTCACGTTCTGCCCATTGAATAAATTTCTGAATAGACATATCTGTAACTGTAGCGGAAGGTACTGTGACTGCAAGTCTTACGTCATCAACTGTAGCATAAGTCATATTTGTTCAACCCTGAAAAATGAAAAATTAAAAAATAAACGAGTTAAATTCCTTTTACTAATACAACTCGCTTTTTGTTTTCGTTATCGTCAACCATCGAATAAGTTAGTACTCCGCCAGATACTGCCGTAGTTCCTGCTTCTGCTACAATTACTGAATTCTCAGTAGTATGTACGAAACCGTGAACTGACAATACTTTTGAAATACCAAAGTCCGCTAATGTTAAAGTCAAAGTGTCAATAGCACCAGAAACTGTAGTTCCTGATACTAATAAAACTTCTTTAACTCCACAATTAGGAGCCTTTTCTACTCGACTTGCTGTTCTATCTGCCATGGCTTATTACCTAAACTCCGATAACTTCTACAACTCGTTTCTTGCTGTTATTACCAGCTCCAGTTGTATAAGTTAAAACGCCGTTTGATACTGCCGTAGTACCTGAATCGACAACAATAACTGAATCTTCAGTTGTGTGAACAAAACCGTGTACTGCTAAAACTTTAGATATTCCAAAGTCAGCCAGCGTCAAAGTTAATGTATCACTACCACCAGTCATTGTTGTTCCAGATACAAGTACGACCGATTTAACACCACAATTTGGTGCTAATTCTGTTCTGCTTGCTGTTCTGTCTGTCATAGTTATTTACCTTATCTGATTAGTAAAAGTCCTTTTACTTCTCCTGTCGTTGCACTCGTACAAGTTATTATGTTGTTCGAGATAGTATGCGCTTCTGCCGCCCCTGTGGCAACAATTTGCAAAAAAGCCAAAAGAACAGTACTACAGTTTGAAACTGTAATAGTGTCGTTTTGTGCTGCTTTTGAGGTTGCTTCAAGACGGACAAGACGAGCACCGTCGTTCATAGCACCACCAAGTGGAGCTACTGGATGTACTGTTACGTCTACGTCTGTCATTTTAGTTCACCTACTTGATTCCAACTACTTGAGCACAGAAAGTTGTTGCTCGTATAATTAGAGTCTCGTATAATTTCAACATAAACTTTTTACTATCGTTGACTACGCCGAATTCTTGGTAAGTAACGTCTTGTAAGACACGTACTTCAACTACTGATAAGTCAAGCAAGAATAGTTTTCTTGATGCACTAGAGTAGCCCATGAACATACTTGGTATAATTGGTATTGATCCTACAATAGTATGAACTACGATTGTGGAGAATCCCCAGAATACTTTTTCACTTGATTGCAAGTAACCAATTTTTTGAGTTAATTGTTTCAAAAGTGCGTTGTATGTGTAACCGTCAGTGATACCTAGGTTTGGTCTTCCGCCATTTGCAAATGCTACTGCTGCTTGAGTCATGACGTCTTCTATTGCAATATCTGCGCCAGATTTGTCAAGTTGGTTAGTTGTACTCATCAAAGTTGCAATACCATCAAATTCAGTTCCGTTTGGAGATGAAGTGTATGAAGTGCTTGCGTTACCGTTGATAAGTAAGTTTTCTTCCAATTCACGAAGTTCTCTAGTCTTTACTAGTACTTCTTGTTGGATAGCGTTACTTGCGCCTTGGTCAGAGAATGGACCTGTTGCTCCACTTCCTGGTAAGAATCCTGCTAACAAGTATGAAGGTTGTGCTGCTTGGGATTGCCCAGTTACACGGCCTACTGCATACAAGTATTTGATTGCTGTGGATGCTCTGTCGTAAGTTGTATTTGTTTCTGCAAGTGGTGCGTCTTCTGCTGCTGCGAATGCTCCGCCTTTTGCTGTTATTTTGTTATAATCAGCAGTTATACCCATGTTAGTAACTCTTGGTAGAATTTCAACTAATGGTGTATATTTTCTAGTTATATCAACGACTTTCGGGTCAACATAAATAGGGATCATTGCGTAGCCAGCTGTTCCTGCTCCGCCTGACGTTGTCATTTGTGCTTTGAGTTTTGCAACTCCTGCTTTCAATGCTGTTTCGAATTGTGGTCGCATATCAATCCCGTATGATGCACTAGAGTAGACTGTTTTGTCTGCAATAGGTCCGAAAGAATGCACGTATGCACTTTTTAGGTCTGCACCGCCTACGAAATCTGCGAATGCGCTTATATTTTCTGTCATATTATTTTACCTCTATATGTAATCGAGAACCGATTTTTTCAGTTCGATTTGAGCTTGCTTTGTTAATTCGGCAACCTTAGTTTCTGGGCCAATGCCCTTGATAACCGGTTTTGCCATTTCTGCTTTCAATGATGCTACTTCTTCTTGCAAAGCTTTGACGGAAGCCATAACTTCTTCACTAGCTTTGACATGAGGATTTTGTCCACCATGAACGCCGAGACTTTTTTCTTCAGCTTCTGGAACTTTATTTTCATTTTCTGCTCCTTCCTCTTTCTTCTCATCTTTTTCTGCTTTCAATGATTCGAACGCCTTTTTCAAAGCTTCAAATTCTGATTTCATTGTAGCAAAATCAGCCGAGAAATCTGCTTTAATTTCAGCAACTGGTGCTGCAATTACTTCTGCAACAGGTTCAGCCTTAACAGCCGCAACTGGTGCTTCAATTTTAGTTTCTTCCATTTTTATTTCACCTTGTGCTGGCATATTCAGTAATGCTGCTTTCATCACCGGAGTGAATGTAGCGTTTGGATTAACTGGACTGCCTGTGAGTGTAACGTTTACTAACGATAACGAATCGATAAATCTCATAACTTGGTTTCCTACAGTTTTAGTTACTGCTGCAAGAGGATAAAATGCTACACTAAACGAGTGTAAGAATCCTTCTTTGACTGAACCCCAAATATTTTTGAATCTATCAGAATGTTGATTAATTTCTGCCTTTACCCAGACACCGTTTCCTTTAATTTCTGCATGAACTATCTTGGCAACAGGAATGCGCGTATTAGAAGGTTTGTTCTGAACTCTACCTTCTTTATACCATTCTTCATGCTCTACATCCATAGTTATGCTGTTATTTAGGCACTGCTTAACTATGTCTTCTTGAGCCTTTAAAGTCAAAACTTCGTTGGACAAATCAGGGTCTGTTGTTGAGATAAAGCCTTCAATAAAGTACTTTTTCTCGCCCTTTAATTCTACTTCTAAGAAAGTAAATGGTTGTTGGTATGCGTAGGATTGGTTTGACATTGATATGGAATATTGCTTTTTGTATTTATAAGTACTCACTTACTTAATAGTTTCTCTATTTTAGCAAACTCGCTTTTCAAAGCTGATTCTTTGTTCTTTTTCTTGAGAACATCGACTTGACTTTCGCCTTCATCAGGTTCAGAATTGTTATCTGCGCTATACGTCCAAGCTGCTTGCTCTATATCGGACGTATCGTTTAACTTCTGTCTGTTTGCAAACGGATCATCAGACTTAGTTTCTGGACCTACCGAGTAATAATCAGGTTTTTCTCTAATATGGTCTCTAGCTATCTGTAAAACTTCCTCGTCACTAAACGCAGGATGTTCTTTCCGTTCAGCATCAAAACCTAGTTTTTCTTCAGGAGTAAGTGATTTTGTATCAGGATTGGGTCTGTCGTAAGCATTAGCTTTAGTAGGGTTCTTCTTACCTTTACTACCTGGTATTTGTTTACCGGAACCAAATTTGCCGCCCTCTCCTCGTTGTCCACTAAATTGGTCTCCACCTTGAGCCTTCATCATTTCCATTTCCTTAGCTTGTTCTTCTTCCTTAGAGGCCTTCAATTTCTTAACGTCAATGTGTTCTTCTTCTGCAATCATTTCAGCAGTCTTGATTCCTAGTTGAGTTTGTAGCAAGTAAAGTTGATGTCTCTTAATATCTTCGTCAAGATCGTAATCGTCCCATTTGAACATCAAAGAACCGTCATTGACGAACTCAGGTATGATTTGCTGGTTGATTCTTTCAGCGATTAATTCGAGGATTGGTCTAACTGCTTTACGAGCATATTGCTTGAACATCGTCTGGGAAGTCGAACGGTTTGAGTTTTCTAATACACCCATGTCTTGTTCTGAAATACCAAACGCCATCCAAACGATCTTCGTAAACCAAGCTTGTTGCTCTAAAATCTGCATATCTTTTGAATTAAACTGGAAAGGAGTAAATCCTGCCTGCACGTTAGTGACAGGTAGTTTATAACCAATTCTTCTCTTAAATCCTGTAACTGCATCATCTTCAAGAATCTGACTCTTAATTCTATCTTGGAAAGCATTAATTTGAGTTTGGTTTGCGCCAATCAAGTTTATGATACCTTCCGGCATATTGCTGTTCAGATAGAAGTCCAAATTGTATCTTGCACCATAAACTAAAGTAAGTAAAATATCAGTTAGAATCATTACCGGAGAAGTTCCGTAAATGTTATCAGAACGAGGATTCTTCATGAAGTAAATTATTTCTCGTTTACCAAACGGTACTGGCAAAGATGCTACAGTCCAACCGTATTGAAAATATGCCGCTTGTTCCTTGTAATAAAGATTGTAATATTTTATTTGTTCTTGCATACCGAAATTATCAATATTCTTAACGTCAGTAGGAAAAACGATGTCTGTTCTCTTACCAATGTTACCGTGTATGTCTGGGTTCTTTAACATAGAACCACCGTCAAGAACTGATAATTGACAGAATTCTTTTTGTTGATTGAAGACTTTTACCCAAACTGCTGCGTCAATCTCACAAATGTCTCGTACTGCGCATTTAACTAGATATGAGAAGCCTTGCGGGTTTTCGTTAGGATTATTCAAGAAATTCTTGATTTTCTTAATTGTTTCTTGTTGAGCTTTAGATTTATCTTTTTTCTCTTTTTTCTTTTGTTTTTTGATTTCTTCAGCTTTTACAGTAACTCCTGGATCAGTTGACGATTGCCCGGAATCTGAACTTTCTTCGTCATCTTCATCATCAATGCAAGTAGGTACTATTTCCCATTTATTCCAAGCTGCTTCTTCTTGTAAAGTCGTAATAACTGCATGAATGTATGGATTCTTAGCCATAGCTTTTACTAAAGGAATGTTTTCAGAACGAGGATAACCGAAAGGCGGTTTGTATAAGAAAGTCGGAATGTATCCTTTGAAGATAGACCCGTCATCCGCCATGGCACTATCTGCATAGACGTCTCCTCCTACGCTTGAGGAATCCCTTGCGCTCGGCTCTGCCTTGAGTGAGGGTTTCCACTCAATATTTAGTCCTAGTATATTCATGAGAGTGATACGAAAAATTAATGGGTACGAGACACCCGACACATAAATCAAACACACAACAATTTGTGCGTTGATTGGTTATGTGTGTTTTCTTATTTATAAGTATTCACAATTTATGTTCTTTCATAATTTTCAAAATTGTTTCTATTTGTTCTTTCAATCTCTGTACTGAAGGCTCCGTATCAGCGATACTTTTCTTCAAATTATGTCTTTTTAGCACTTTGTCAACCAATTCAGCATATCCTGGCAATCTTTTCACTAAACGCTGTACGTCTTTGGAATTAGCTAATCTGAGTTGATTTGAATGGTTTTCTAACGCTGTCGCCAACTTTTCATCCATATCACCAATATCTGCCAACTGTTTCTTAGATTCTTCGTATCTTCCATTGATTAACGCGAATTGTTCTTTCAAGTAATCTAACAGAATTAAAATATTGTCCTTAGTAACAACCTGAACAATCTTGTTAGGTCCGTCCCAGCCAACCGTGTATTTATTTCCCCCAACTTGTAAATCTAAATCACGCTTGGGATAATTCATCGTCGTAATTAAAAGCCCATCCTTGTACTCGATTGTTGTCTGTTCTTTGTTTTCTACCATTTTTATTTAATCTCCGTTGCGATTCCGCATACATTCTCTCAGTTTTTTTTGTATTTAATTGAACTAAGGCTGACTTCGGTAAACACCTGTCACAAACCTCGTAAAATTTAGTAAGTGGTCTAAATATGTTTCCACATTTCCGACACTTGTGCATAAGAGGCATACTCTAATAATTCCTCGTAAACGTTACTCGCCACACATACTTGTCTTCATAATCTCGTTCTAAATTATGAAAATACTTCAGTTTAGTAAATTTATTTGCTTCCTTCTCACTGTCCGCTTCAAACTTCAAAACTAAATGAGAACTAATAGGTTTTCCTTGATTAGAAGACCTTCCGCAATTATCTACTTCCACATCTTTTGGTAATTTCTTTGCATCCAACTCAAATTCTTTAAACAACGACTCGTTTCTTTTTTTTATGTCTATCATAACTTTTCTCCATCCGACCAGCTTATTATCGGACTATTAGCAGAATTGACTAATTCCAACGCATAACCCAACGCTATTGGAATATCCGGGTGAACTGAAC